CGGTAATCCCAGGATACCTAGAGCCTGAGATGTTTCCGTTGCAAGAAAAGAAAGAAGATTACTACCTATATGTAGGACGTATGGTAGATCGTAAAGGTTTAGTCATAGCACAGCACGTTTGTAAAGAACTAGGACTGAAGCTAATTATGGCAGGTCCTGGTAAAAACCCAAAGATTGAATATGGCGAATGGGTTGGGCCGGTTGGCGCAGAAGAACGAGCAAAGTTAATGGGTGGTGCTATTGCACTATTTGCCCCAACACTTTACATAGAACCTTTTGGTAACGTTGTAATCGAGGCGCAAGCCTGCGGAACTCCAACGATTACTACAGACTGGGGAGCCTTTACTGAGACTAACCCAAATGGTGTTACCGGATATCGTTGCAGAAATTCAATGGAGTTTGCGGTAGCAACAGAATGGGTTAAAGATTTAAGCCCAGTAGAAATACATAAGAGAGCAGTAGCGTTGTATTCACTAGATGCTATTGCACCACAATACGAGCAATACTTTGCAAGACTGCTAACTCTATGGGGAGATGGCTGGTATGAGAGGAAATAATGCCAACACTGGACGAACTGGTAGACGAGGTAAAGGCTAACCTACAAGGTTATGCACTACGCCAAGACCGCATCACTTATGTTGCCAACGCTGCAGGTTTAACAACTACCAGCACACAAATCACTGTTGGCTCAGCATCTAACCTAGCCAAAGGTATCATTGAGATTGATGATGAACTTATCTGGATTGATTCTTTTGACAAGGCAAACAACGTACTCAATGTTATTCCAGGCTTTGGTCGTGGGTATCAGGGAACAACTGCATCACCTCACGCACAATATGAAATGCTGCTACCTTCAACACAAACAACACACTAAATATCTATGAGAACGTACAACCTGGTCGTACAATTCAAGTTTGGTATACAGCCACGCCTAACACTCTTGACGCAAACACAGATGATTTTGCTGACGTATCTGGCTTACCTGAGTCTTGCAAGGATGTTGTCGTACTCGGCGCAGCATACAAGTTATTGTCTTACCTTGACGCAGGACGAATCAATCTCTCTAGTGCTGAAGCAGATCTAAACGATTCTAAGTTGCCATCAACTGCAGGTGCTGCTGCATCTCGCTACATCTTTGCTCTTTACCAACAGCGTCTTAACGAAGAAGCGTTGAAGTTGGCAGACAAGTATCCAATCCGTATTCACTACACCCGATAAGGAAAACCAATGACACGTAAATACTCAAGCATAAGCGTTCAGACAACGCTTGCCTCTGGTATCTCAAACTCTGCTACATCTATGACTGTGGCTACTGGTACTGGTGCAGCCCTTCTCGGTGGTGTAACTCTTGCCTCTGGCAACATTGATACTTTCTCGGTAGCTATTGACCCAGATACACAGAACGAAGAGATTGTCTTTATCACTGCTAACTCTAGCGATACCTTTACTATCGTTCGTGGTCAATCAGGCACTAGCGCTATATCTCACTCAGGCGGTGCAACAATCAAGCACGTCTTTGTATCAGAGGCACTTAACGCTTTCGAGGCAGGACTTAATGAAACTATCCCATTAAATACTCAGACTGGAACTACCTATACATTGGTAGCAGGAGATGCTGGAGATCTAGTAACTCTATCTAATGCTTCGGCAATTACGCTAACAGTCCCAACTAATGCCACAGTTCCCTTTGCTACTGGAACTCAGATAACTATTGCTCAAGCAAACTCAGGTCAGGTAACAGTTGCTGGCGCAGTTGGCGTAACGGTCAATGCCTCAGATAGCGCAACTAAACTCAGAACACAATGGTCTGCAGCAACTCTTATTAAAACTGGTACAAACTCTTGGATCTTGATTGGAGACATAACCGCCTAATGAGAATCTTGGGAACAGTTGCATCTTCATCACGTGAAGTGCCTAATGCACCAACGATTGGTACTGCTACCAATGTGCCATCAGGTCGTGCCTATAACAATGGTCGTGCAGATGTTACATTTACAGCACCTAGCTTTAATGGTGGGTTGCCTATTACTTCTTATACAGTTACCTCTAGCCCTGGTGGGTTCACTGGTACTGGTGCATCATCTCCAATATCAGTAACTGGTTTACAGTCAAGCACATCATATACATTTACAGTAACTGCAACCAATGGTCGTGGTACAGGTCCTGCATCTGCTGCATCTAACAGCATTACTGCAACTACAGTTCCACAAGCTCCTACTATTGGTACAGCAACTGCTGGCAATGCTTCTGCAACTGTTACTTATACAGCAGGTGCAACAGGCGGTGCTGCGGTATCTGCATACACAGCTACTTCATCTCCTGGTTCATTGACAGGATCTGGTGCAAGTCCAATTACAGTTTCAGGTTTGACCAACGGAACTGCTTACACATTTACAGTAAGAGCAACTAATGCTAATGGACAATCTTTGGCATCTGCTGCATCTAACTCAGTAACTCCTGTAGTACCTGGAGTATCTGTTACTTACTTAGTGGTAGCAGGTGGTGGCGCTGGTGGTGGTGGTGCATTCTATATGTTTGCTGCTTGTGGTGGCGGTGGTGGTGCTGGTGGATTATTAACCTCAACGGCTTCATTTACTAGAGGTGTTGCCCATACCGTTACAGTAGGCGCCGGTGGTCCACGTGCTGGCACATTCCAACCTGGTAGTAACTCCGTATTTAGCAGCATTACATCATCAGGCGGCGGTATTGGAATACAAAACTCACCAGTAGGTCAAACCTATAATGGTGGTTCAGGTGGTGGTGGTGCTGGTGGCACAGGCGGTACTGGTACTGCTGGTCAAGGTAATAATGGTGGCAGTGGACTTTCTGGTGGTCCTGCAGGTGGTGGCGGTGGTGCTGGTGCTGTAGGTGGTACTCAATCTGGTGCTAATGCTGGCTCAGGTGGTATAGGAATAAGTTCGTCCATAACGGGAACCGCAACTTATTACGCAGGCGGTGGCGGTGGCGGTGCACCTACTTCTTATACTTCTGGTGCTGGTGGTTCTGGAGGAGGCGGTAGCGGTGGACAAGGAAACGGTGTAACTGGCTCTGCTGCTACTGCTAACACAGGCGGTGGCGGCGGTGGTGGTGGTGGTTACAACGGTACCAACGTTTCTGGTGGATTAGGTGGTTCAGGTATTGTAATTATTTCCTATCCAACATCAGCAGGATTAGCGGCAGCAACTACTGGTTCTCCAACTCAAACAACTGTTGGTGCTAACTATGTTTACAAATGGACAGGTTCAGGAAGTATCACTTTTGCTTAATTTGAAAAGGAATATATGATGGCACACTTTGCAGAACTAGATGAAACCAACATTGTTAAGCAAGTGATTGTTGTACATAACAATGAACTGCTTGATGAGAATGGAAATGAATCCGAGCAAAAAGGTATTGACTTTTGCGTTGCTCATTATGGCGGTACTTGGGTTCAAACTTCTTACAATGGAAATTTGCGTTTTCGCTTTGCTGGTATTGGAATGTTTTATGACAAAGTTAGAAATGTTTTTCATTGGCCTAAACCAAAAGGAATTTGGCGTTGGGATGAGACAACATTAAATTGGGAAGAAATTGACCCAGCATATCCTTCAAATTGGTATTGGACAATGGGATCTAGCGATTTCTTTGACAGGAATATGACTGAGTTCGTTAACAAGCCAAACCTAAAATTCCTAGAGATTGGTTCGTGGGTCGGAACAAGCGCAATTGAACAAGTCAAAAATATATTAACCGGTGCTAACTCAACTATTACTTGTGTTGATAATTGGGAAGACTCAAAGGTAGAAGAATACTTTGATGAACGAACAGCACCATATGCAGACAAGATTGCAAAGGTAAAAAGCGACAGTAAAGTTTGGCTAGAACAGAACCAAGATCAACGCTTTGACTTTATCTATATTGATGGTGACCACTCTGCAGCAAGTATTGAATCTGACACAAGACTGTCTTGGCCTATGCTTAAAATGATGTACTCCTAAACGATGAAACCACACAAGCAAATAATGCTTTTGTTGAAAGTGTTAAAGATAAGTCAACCATTATTGAAAATGGCTATCAGGTTTGGTTAAGAAAAACTACAGAATAATTAAGGAGACATAGTGGCCTACGGCGACGACATCACAGAGGGAATACCCTACGTCCTATCTAACCCAGTGGGTGCCACTAACTACTCATCTACTGGTGAAGCCTACGATGTAGCTATTGCTGGCCTACCGTTCTTCTTAATGAACTCAGATGACTCACCTTATCGTCGTGTCACAGCCCAGTACCGCAAGCAACAGATTGACCAGAGCCGTGAGCCTGGTGAGCAGACGCTTACTGGTTGGTGGCTACGATCACAGTCTTCATTCCACTATGGACAAGGCATCAAGTTCTTTGAACCTATCCAGGATGAGTCGCTTCGCTTCCAGTACACAGAGTCTAAGGGTATTGATGTCTGGACCAAAGGACAAGCAACACTGCTTAAGTCCTGCAATAGCCAGCACACAGTAACTGGCGGTATTCAAACTAATGGTCGTCCGTGGCAGTATGCCCGTTCTATTCAGTGGGACAAGAGCAGCATTACCTACAACGGTGTGCTTCTTTCTGATGAATACGATGTAGATAAGATCTTCCCAGCTATTACTGTATCTATTACTAACAAGGCCCTTACCTCTAACGTAGCAACGCTGACTACCAGTACTGCACACGGTCTATGTATTGGTATGCAGATTGTCATTACTGGCGTAGATGCTACCTTTAACGGTGAGTACCGCATCACTGCAGTACCTACAACTACTACCTTTACCTATGCTAAGACTGCAGCAGATGTACCATCTGCAGCGGTATCTCCAGCAGGTACAGGTGTGGCAGAGGTTATCCACTTTATTGACTACATCTCTGGAACTGATTACCCAGTACAAGCAATCTGTGATGATGGTGTCTATGCGTTCTGGGTGACCAACGTATTAGCAAGCGGAACTCCACGCCTTCGAGTGTATAAGAAGCTGCTGACAGATGATTCATCTGTATCACCTACCCTGATGTTTAGCGATAACGGTATTACTGTTACTAACGCTGTTATGGAATACACCAAAGAGCGTATCGTTATGTGTGTCAACGATAAGGTCTATGAGTTTCCAACCACCCAATCAACTATGCCTGTTGCTGTCTATTCACATAATGATGTAGACCACATTTTTACTAGCATTACATCTAGCGGTGCAGCTATCTATATCGCTGGCTATTCAGGTATCCAGTCCAATATTTACAAGTTTACCCTTCTGTCAACTGATGGTTCTATGCCTACGCTGACCAGTGCTATCACTGCAGCAGAACTACCAGTAGGTGAGAGAGTCTTTAAGATTTCGTACTATCTTGGCAATATGGCTATTGGTACCTCTAAGGGTATGCGTATGGCAGATGCAAGTCAGCTCGATGGTTCTGTTACCTATGGCGGTTTAATCTTTGAATCACAACAGCCAGTCTATGACTTTGCTTTCCGTGACAGATACATCTGGGCAGCATCTGGTGTTGAAGGTCAGGTTGGTGTAACTCGTATTGATATGGGTCAGCCACTAGGTAACCTACAGTTCCCATATGCCTATGACTTGTACAACCCAGCAGATACTTTAGGTCATTACACAACAGCTTGTGCTTTCCTTGGTGATACCAACCGCCTTGCATTCTGCAACGCTGGCAATGGTGCAGATGGAACTATCTACATTGAATCAGCATCTACATTGATGGAGCAAGGAACTCTGCGTACAGGTTATGTACGCTATAACACACTTGAACTAAAGATCTACAAGTTAATGCAGGCTCGTGTAGATACCACTAATGGTGGGTTATTCGTAGATTCTATTGACTATGCTGATAACTTCTTCCGTATTGGTACATTCTCACAGGGTGCATTAGTACCAGAAGTAAATATTAGTTACCCGCAAGCAGCACAAGAATACCTTGGCTTTCAGTTTACCTTGACTCGTTCTGATACTGATAGTTCTAAGGGACCACTATTTACTGGTTACCAGGTTAAGGCACTGCCTGCTATCCCACGTCAGAGACTTATCCAGTATCCATTATCTTGCTTTGACCACGAGAGTGACCACTTCGGAGTAGAGATTGGTTACGAAGGTTTGGCATATGACCGTATGAGTCAACTTGAATCTGTTGAGAATCTTGGTGACACCATCCGTGTTGAAGACTTTAGAACTGGTGAGTCCTACATTGGACTTATCGAAGAGATGGACTTTAGAAATGTAACACCATCAGATAAGCGCTTCTCCGGATACGGTGGCGTTTTACTTGTCACAATTAGGACGGTCTAATGCAAGCACAAGACTACGCAACAGTAGCTGTTGCAGTATGCACAATCGTAGGTGGCTTTGTAGCAGCGGTGCGCTGGCTGGTAAAGCATTACCTCAATGAACTTAAGCCTAATGGTGGTTCAAGTGTTAAAGATTCTATTACTAGATTAGAAACCAAGGTAGAGATCCTCTACCAGATGATGTTACGGAATGGGAAGAATGAATGACGAAACTTGCCAAGAAAGCCACGCCTGCCGCTATTGCTGTCCTTCGACAAGCCACAGCAATATCACCTTCTCGGAAGAAAGTCTCAGATGGATTGCTACCGAGCAAGGCGCACATCAGTCAGAGTCCTAACTCAGACCACAACACAGGCTTTGCAGTTGACTTAACTGATGATCCTAAGAATGGCATTGATTGTGCTGATATCTTTCAGAAGTTAAAGGAAGACAAGCGCGTTAAGTATCTAATCTTCAAGGGCAAGATCTGGTCAGTAGAACGTGCAGCAGAAGGTGACCGTGAGTACAGTGGTAGTAATCCACACAATAAGCATTTACATATCTCCATCAATGGAAGTATGGGTAATGATACAAGTCCCTGGTTCTGGTGGATGAATCAACCAAAGATTGTTAATCAACTCAGAGCAAAAGCAATTCCTAAAGCAGTTAAGAAGTTGCCGAAGGAAGAAGTTTGTACCTGTTGCAAGTTGCACGGTGCAAAGTCCTAATCCCCATAGGAGGAAACAATGAATACAGAAACAATGAAAGCAATCGCAGTTACATACTTGCGTGCAGGAGTGGCATCAGTGCTGGCCCTGTTCCTTGCAGGTGTGACAGACCCAAAGGCTCTGCTTATGGCAGGAGTCGCAGCAGTTGCAGGTCCATTGCTAAAGGCAATTGACCCATCAGCTACAGAGTTTGGTCGTGGGTCTAAGTAACCCATCAGCGCGAGGCAAACAAAAAGAGTGGCTCCTTCGGGAGCCGCTTTTTTTGTCCCTAAAATATGCCAGAGTTACTATCACCTGATAGGTGAGTCTTTAATCGGTGGCAGTTAGCACACAAAGTTTGTAGATTGTGTGGCTCATTATTCCACCGGTCACCGTCTATGTGGTCTACATCTAGTTGAGAGATATGTTCTGGTATGAACCCACACTGTTGACATTGCGTGCCTTTATGTCTAGCGTACGGATAGATAGTGTTGTTGTAGTTACGCTTCCAGACTGTACGGCAGCGGTATCTACTGGACAGTGGATTCTTTTTATCTCGTAGCTTGATCTTAGTGGGGCCACAAATAGAGCACGTGGCAGTGCGTTCTTCTTCGTTATGGTTACTGAGCTTGTGCTGCATCTTTATCTATTGGGCAGGGGACAACTACTAGATTCCCACAATTTACACAGGTAGCATCAAGGAAGTACCAGACCAGCTCGTAGTCTTCAAAGGAGGCCATAACGCTAAAGACTTGTGAGCCACACGGACATACGTGAAGTGGTCCTAAACCCCGCAGATCGGTCCCAAAAGGCTTAGGAAGGGCATTCCTGCGCCATCTAAACGATGGCAGGGTTGGTAGACGGAACCGCAGGGTTACTGTACGGTTACTGCTGGCGCGTCCCCCAAGGGACGCTTCCTGCTTATCTCGCCTCACGGCTCGAATTGTAGCGACTAGTAGTGTTGCTTACGCAACGACACGCCGATCTCTAGTACACTCTCTAGTATGACAACAATCGCGGCACTTGAGGGAATCGATTACGCAGTTCTAGTAGCTGACTCACAGATTACTGAGGACAACCTAGTAACGCTAGCCACATCCACGCCGAAGATTCTTGAGGTTGGTAAGTATCTCATCGGTATCTCAGGTGATACTAGACCTGGTGACATCCTTGCTTACAACTGGAAGCCACCTGCCTATCGTGGTGAGGACCCAGCACAATTTATGGGCAAGAAGATTATCCCA